GGAGCTTGTCCTTCTGGCGTTGCCGCCAGCGTCTTGCGATGCACCTGCATAGCACGATTCGCCTTGGCATTTTCTTCTTCACGAGCCTGTACTGTCAAGCGCATGGGCCTCTCCATGAGCACCATGTCCTTGACGCGAACCATACCGCTGGTCCCCACCGGCGCGAACCGGCCGGGAAAATGCTCATGCTGTACCGGACGCCAGCCCTGGTTGGTATTGCTAAGCCACTCGGAATAGTCATGCTGGCCGTGGACCTCATAGCGCTTAAATTCAAAGCTAATCTCTTTGTCGATATTACCCTTAGCGGGATCGCCATTGGTCGGGGCATAAGCTGCCATAATGTCCGAGATATCAAACGGATTGATGGTCGCGTCGCCGGAAAGCTGGCGGGTACGGCCATCGTCAACGATACGCAACGCATCCCTTTGCTCGATCCGCACCGGGTCACGCGGCGTAGGATCCTCGATGCGCGGGTTCTCACGCCCCGGAGAGGGGACCTTACCGAGCCCCGCCAATCCGCCTATATTGGCTTCTTCCATCCCTTATCTCCTTAGGTAATCGGGGTTATCCGTCCCTCTTTGAGTAGCCGAATATAGTTGCTTGCCCATTCCTGCGGAGTTACGCCTTGCTCGTCCGCGAGGCGCCGCATCTTCGGCGTCATAACGAAGGTGCCATCGCCCCGCGTTCCACCTGGCGGCGCCGATCGCGTAACCGGGGCTGCATATTGCGTCTCTCCTTGAGTCTGCCCGACCTCTGCTGGTGCCGCTTGTGCCTGCCCGTTGGCTCCGAGCGTACTCTCGATATGCTGGAAATATGCCGGGGTATCAGCGGTATAGCCGGCATCAAGCGCTTTCTCATGGGCATCGATAACGATGCGCTTGAGCGAGCCGTCGCTGCGGACCAAATCCCGGTGCTTGCGCAAGAAACCCTGTACCGCCTGGTTACGACCGGCGATCGCGCGCTCAAACGGATCGGTCGGCTGTTGCCGTTGTTGCGGCTGTTGCGGCTGTTGCGTCCGTTGCTGCGGTTGCGCCTTCATGCGCTCGCGTTGCTGCACTAGCTGGTTCTTGGCGGTTTCCGCTTGCGCGAGTTGGCCACCGAGACGACCCAGCCGTTTTTGGATATCGGCGGCTTCTTTGAAGTTGCCGTCGTTCATGGCAGTTTCCAGTTGCACGCCAAGAGCATCCATATTGTCCTGAAACGCCTGGATCTGGTTGTCGGCTAAAGCCTCATAGGTTGCGTAAGAAGCCGCGGTCGCCTGATCACGCTCCTGCTGCATACGCCGTGCCGAAACCACGGCTTGCTCACGCGCCCGCCGTTCGTTCTCGATCTGCTTTTCCAATTCAGCCAGCCCGGTTTGGGCGGCAGTATCGGGCGGGGCGCTTGACGGTCCTGGAACGGGAGGCGGCTTGGCAGCTACCTCTACCGGCTTGGTTTCTTTCCCGTTATTCTCTTTATTCTCTTTGTCCTCGTTGCCCTCATCGAGCTTGACGACAAGACTTTCCTCCTCGTCCGCCATGGCCCTCTCCTAGTAGACCAGCTTTGGGTCCTTCAATTTGGCGATGCAATGCACATCCTTGAGCAGCCGACAATGGATCCGCTGGATAGTGAATTGCCGCGGATCGTGGATATCGTATTGCACCCACTCGCCGATATTGATGTTGAAGCCCTTGAAAAAGACCCCGAGTTCGGGGCAATCGACAAAGGCGAGCGGCCCCTTGGCCACTACCAAGCCCACTTTGCCCTGCCACAGCGCTTCATCGTGAGTAGTCTGCGCGCGAATCCATTTGTGACCGCCAGGGAGAATCTCAAAGGCGGGAAGATAGTAAGTCGCGCTAACCACATAGTTATGCCCATACTCAGCGTTATCCATCCATAACCGGCAGCGATCGAGCATAAACGTCTTGGGATCGGCGGCATATTCCTCCGCCTCATCGTCATCCCGCCACGGCGCCATTGGCGCCTGCGTCATAGTGGCGACGGTCGGCTTGATTAGCTGCATCAATTCATCGCCCTAGGGGCGTCCTCTCTGCGTATAGGCTCCTCATTGATACTCCGCGCGATACGCCGCATTTCCTGCAGCACGCCTTCGTAGGCGCTGATTCCACCGGCGATGCGATTAAAATGGTCCCAATTCGGCGACGAGAGGACAGTCCGGTAAAGTCCCGGAATTTTATCATCGCCGGTCAATACTCTGCGGATATACTGCTCGAGCTGTTCCGCGAAGGTCTGGTCGTTAGGATCGTACATCAGATCTCGGTTTTAGCGGGGACCTTTGCCGCCATAGCGCTCTTAGCGAGGCGGCCTTTGCCGGAGCCGGAGCCGCCTGCATTCACGAGGCCGCCGGCAGCACGATACCCTGCCCCTTGCTGACGATATTTCGAGGCACTAAGGGCGGGGTCTTTGCTGGTTGCATTCTTTGGGACAAAGCCACCGGCCGCACGTTTCCCTGACTTTTCCTCCTTGGCTTCTTTCTCTTTATAGAGCTTGTTGAATAGCTTCTTATCTTCGGCGGCATCGGAGTGGGTTCCTCCACCCTTTTTGAAGCCTGCGGTACTACCGGGTGTGATAGGCGAACCGCGTAATCCGATTCGCTGCGCCGCAGTTTGTCGTATTGGCACCGGATTAGGTATTGGCGGATTTCGCCGTGGCGGCGTGATTGGCTTACCAATAGGGGCGGTTACAGGATTTGAGCCGCCCTGATCATATTTGACGACGCCGCCTTTCTTCATACCGGCCCGTGCCGCCAGGGCCGCGCGTTGTGCATCGGTCAACGCCTGTATCTGCGGCATATTGGCTGCGAATGCTCCTTTGCCTGATTCCGGCGTCCCGGCTTGGATACCACCGATACCGGCAGGACCGGTACGCTGGACACCCCCGCGGGTTCCTTGGAGGGCGGTGGCTTGATTGCCCATTTGTATATTCGGAAGCTGCCCGATCTGCGTACCTACCGGAACAGTCGACCGCGCGTTCATTTGTGCAATCAGGTTTGCCATCTGCGGGTTGTTCATGATGGCGGAGCGGATATCCTGTGCTTGCGGATAATATTGCTGCCGCATCTGCTGACCGAGATTGCGACCCCAGGCAGCATTAGCGGCGGATTCAGCAGCAGCCTGCCGAAGTATTGGACTGGCCTGTGCATTCCATGCGGCGATGCCCGCGGGGTCGAAGGACGATGGCATCCCGACTTGGCTGGTTATATTGCCAATATCATAGGGCTGGGTCGGGAACGGCGCGGCTGACCCAAGCGCCGGAAGACCGTATGTGGAGGCTGGATTAGGCGCTGGCAAATTGGCATTCGCCCCCGTTGGGGCAGGAATAGTCGAGCCAGTATTGGGATCACCGAAACCTGCAAATTGAGTCGCGGTAGGCGCAGTAGAGCCGGCCATCGAGCCGGGGCCGCCCCAGCTCTGGGCGTTCTGCGGTGTTGCAGACGGGCCACCGGCCTGGCGTTTCACGCTAACGGTGACAGAGCCGCCATCGGCTCTTTTCTTGATAGCGCCGCCGCGCTTGAACAGGCCAGGTGGACGGGGAGGGAGTGCGGGCGGCGGGACCGGAGGCGCACCACCACCGAGCGGCAGCGGCGGAGGTCCTGCACCGAGCGGACCTGCACCGAGCGGAGGTGCGGCGCCCATGGGCGGAGCGACTGGCGGCATTGCCGGCCGTACCGGCATCGGCATGGGCCGCGGGACCGGGACCGGCTGCGGCACTGGGACGCCACGCCCACCGCCACCACCGCCGCCACCGCGGCCACCACGGCCGCCGGCATGACTAATGATGATATTGGTGGTGTGATGTCCGGCGCGTTTCTTCGGTGCTCCCGTCGAGACCAGGCCGCCACCGGCATATTTCTTGAGCGTATTGGGCTGGCGGTCGGGCCGTGCCTTACCACCCATACCGGTCACGGTCATGGGATTGGATCGGCCGGCATTGGTCTTGGGATAGGACGACTTAACGTCCATTGCCGACTTACCCCAGGGCTTACCGGCTTTGGCGTTGAGGGCACGCAGGCGCCGCGCGACCGAGGCTTTCACTTGTGACTTATATGGATGACCGGTTTGTGCCATGGCGATTCTCCTAGCGTCATAATACCCGATTATTGGGCGGCATCGGCGTATAGCCAGGAAAAGTTCCTGCAAATTGCCCTGCTACAGGCGTGGCAATGGGGTGGATAAGCGCGCCTTCTGCCAATTGCATTCTCTCGTTCGCCAACTTTGCCGCCTCGATGCGCTCGCGGGAGGCACGCTCCTCGCGATTGTTCTGGAGCTGCATAGCCTCGATCATCATCTTAATTTTCTCGCTCATTGACTCCAGTTGCAACTTCATTTGGTCGTCTTGCGTCTTCTGTGCCAGCTCCTGCATCTGCATCTGTGCATCCATCATCGCCTTTTGCACCTTCGGATCTTGCTGCTGGTTCTGATCCGGCGGCTTGAGCAATTCATCGATGGTTCCCATGCCGACCATGTTGGCGACGCGGCGCACCACCGCATAGAGATCCCACATATCCGGTTTCATCTGGACGAGTTGCACGAGCGCCACCGCTTTCATCACCCGAACGGTGTGGCTCGGCGTATTTGGGTCAGCTTGCGGGGTAAAGTTACAAGTTTGCAGCGCTTGGACGAGATCATCACGCTCCCATTGTCGTGTTGGCGAGGGATTAGCGCATAGGAGTGCGTCCGGATTGTCGATAAACAGGTCACGCAGGAGGCTAAACTCCTCGGCCTGGGCAATATGCAAACCTTTATGGACGGAATCGATAACCTTTTGCGCCTGATCGAGCATAGCCAGGGTGGTACCGACCGGCACATCCTGGCGTCCTTCACCGACCATCAATTCGGGGGTACCGCCGACGCGGCGTGCTTCATCTTCGATATGTTGGGTGACCTGGACGAGCCCGGTGGTAACGTCTTTATACGGCAATGGCATCACATTCGCGCCGATAGGCTGACCACCGGTGTTTATTCGCACGCCGGCACCCAATCCGACGCGGAATTGCATGGTATCTTGACGGCCAACCGTCTCAGAATAAAGGAATCCTGGCCATGACGCGAAGGCGCCGGCATCCAGTGCGAGCCGCCAGGCGGTGGTGATGGCGGCGGTGGCATTACCCATGATCGACAACAAGCCGATGCCGTAAAATCCTAATCCTTCAATAAATGGAAACTTCACGATCGGCATAATACCGATAAATCTATCGTCGCTTTCCTTCCAACGCCGTCTTACCTCGAGGATAGTTTGGCTATCCTTGTCGATAACGACACGATAAGGTAATGGCAAACCCGTAAACTTACCTTTTTCCTTATGTTCAAAGCCGGCAATATTGAGTTCGCAGTAGCATTCATAGACGGTGTGACGATAATCCTCCGGCCGGGTTGAGAACACGGCAAGACCGGCCATATCTTTCTCGGCGCGTTCGACGGCATCAGGTTCCGGCGCGACCGGCGGCATGAGATCGACATCAAGATAGGTTCCGGAGAGCTGCATGCGGCGCATGACCGACTGCCGCATCATGATTCGATGGGTCACGCGCCCGCAATCGTGCAGCGAGACCTCATTGTCACTCACTATAATGTCGTCGGCATCGATGGAGCGGGAGACCGGCCGGCGTTTGATGGGACAGTTATAGATTTTCTTGAATGCACAACCACCGAATCCCAGCATAAACAGCATTCTTGTCGTATCGGGATAATATTCACGGTCGGTGACAGTCAGATAGTGATTTAGGTCCATCTCGAGAGCATCGGCACGCAGATCGTCGTCGCTCGTACCGGTAGGAACTCCGATTTGCTGCTCGTTCCTAATCCGATAGGTGGTTTTTGGTGCTGCGTCGTTGACCACCTTAACCGGCCCGGCAGCAGGCAAAAGTTCGCCGCGGGCGTTGGCCTGGAAGCGCATCACGGCATCGAGCAGAATGGGGGAGCGGATGGTCGCTTGGCCTTCAACGGCGGTATCGGCATCGACAGAGGGTGAACGCGGATTCTCGATTTTCAGCGCTAAGTGCTTGATTCCGGCCGCTCTCCGCTCGATCCAGTCTTGTCGGCTCTGCAGATCGCTATCAATGCCATTGAGGAGTTCATCGCAGATGCGTCCGAGTTCACGTTCATCGATGTATTCGGCGAGATTGGCATTGTGCTCTGCAGCAGAACCACGGGATTCGCGTGCAGGGCGGCCATCGAGGCGGATAATGAGCGAGCCGTCCGCTCGCTCTATACCTATGCTCTCGGTGGGTTCTTCGGCATTCGGTTGCAGGACGACGATGACCGGGTCGGTATTGTCGGTAGGCGGGACGGCGCCGGCTATATCGTCAAGGTTGCGGTAATGCTCGGTGGGAGCGACCGCGTCGGGGGGAAGAGTACCGTTGCCATTGGCCATCAACAGGCCCAAAACCAGAGCGCACCACCGCCATTAGGCCGATAAATCAAGCCCTGGCCCCACACAAATAGCAATTCTGTCGTAGTCCATTGCCGATATTGCATTAGAACCCAACGAATCCGCCTTGGTCGGTCATTTGCAGCATACCGCCGGCAAACAGCGTGGTTTTATACAATCGCACCAGGGTCGAGCCATCGGTATGTTGCACCGTGATATCGCAAGCGAGTGAGGCATGGCGATTACGCACATGCAAGGTACGTATGTTGCGCTGGGTCGAGCCGGCGGGCGAGGCTGTTACGAGGGTAGTAGCGGCGGTAGAGATATTGGTATTGGTACGGCCGGGGGTAATGACGGCGCCCAGGGTATCGACCCAGCTTGTATGCACGTCGACGGTTGCTGCCGCCGAGGTAACGACCTGCAATTGGTCGGAGGTTGAGGTGAGGAGGATCATGTTGGCCACTTAGCTGGGTCATAGGCGGCGGGGGCGGGCGAGCCCTGGTCGACCCAGTTCCGATAGGTGATACCGCTATCCTTGGGGCGATGATTGGTCGGGTCCCATGGGACGAAGGCGCCATCGGACGAGCGCTGGGCGACGGTGTTATCGGGGACGGTGAACTCGTAGGTCACTGCCATCAGAGCCTCGCGTCGGCGGACCAATGCACGGCCAGGCGGTCCCCGTTACCGGCGCCAGCGCCGGGAAGCGTATTGGTGATAAGGATACCGCTTTGCATCCCGGTAGCTGCGGAGCCGGTACAATCGGCGATAGCGGTCACGTTGCGTATCTGGGCGTTAGCGACAGCGGGATTATAGGGTGT